GGACTCTCGACGAGCTGAGGCTGACGGCGTCCACCGAAGAGGTGCTGATTTCGCGCAACACGGCCAACAAGTACGTGGCCGCGCTGCTGCGCGCGGAGATCGTCGCGGTGGTCAAGGCGCCGGCTTTCGGCGCCAAGGGCCGCGTCGGCGCGATCGCCGGCCGTTACAGGCTGACCCGGAAAATCACGGGGCCGAAGGCGCCGCAGATCCTCCAGGCGCAATTCGTGTTCGACCCGAACTCGGACAAGATCATCGGCGAAAGCGAGGTGCGCAATGGCCTCGTCTAAGACCGATTTTCTGGCCAACGCCATCCGCAACTGGGGCGAGGCCATGCCCGACTGGGTGCGCGCGCTCGCCGAGGAGGCGAGCCGCAGCTCCGGGACCGAAATGGCGCGGCGGCTGGGCTATTCGCCCGCGCTGGTCACCCAGGTGATCAACGCCACCTATCGCGGCGACACCGCGACGGTGGAAGCCAAGGTGCGCGGCCTGCTGTTGAACGAGACGGTGGATTGCCCGGTGCTCGGCGATCTGACCCGCGACCGCTGCCTGAGCGAACAGAAGATGAGCCGGATCGGCTCCTCTTCGCTGCGCGCGCGGATTTCCCGCGCGTGCCGTGGCGGCTGTCCGCATTCGCGGCTGACCAGATCGAACCCTGGCGAGGGAGGCGACGATGTCGAGAGCTGAGGGCTTGCGCATCTGGCGCGATTTTCTCGCGCGCTACGAGCATGGCGTGGAACTCGATCGCGAGGCGCTCGACCTGCTGACGGCCACGATGGACGTGGCCATCTCCGAGATCGAGGCTCTGGAGCAGCCGCGGCGGCTCGACCGGCTCAACGCCAAGGTGGCGCGCGAGCTGGGGGTGATCGGGCAGGCCGAGGCGGTCGCGGCCGGCGTGCGCGCCGGCAAGGTGTCGCTGCTGCCGCGCTACCGCGCGGGCCGGGCGCCGTATGGCGAATCCGGCGATGGAGGCGCGGCATGATCGCGCTCTCCGACCTGCTCGCGATGACGGCGCGGGCGTTCCAGATGCCCGTCTCGTTTCTGCAATCCCCGTCGCACCGGGCCGAAATCGTGGCGGCGCGGCGGGCCTATGGCGAGCTGGCGCGGCGGTACACGCCGCACTCGTCCGCCGTGATCGCCCGGCCGATCCACAAGCAGGCGCCCGCGGTGTCCTCGGGGTGGCGGCGCTTTCGCCGCCACCTGCGCGACGCCGAATTCGCCGCGCGGTTCGCCGCGCTCGACGCCCTGCTGGCGGCGACGCATGCGCGCGCGCCGGAGCGGCTGAAGACCAGGCCGAAGAAGCCGCCGTCGGGCACGCCGGAGGCGAAGCTGGCGCACGCGATCATCCGCGAATTCCACACCTGCAAGCAACAGATCGAACGCATCGAAAAGGCTTATGAACATGGCTTTTAAGGCGAAGAAAACCAAAACCAAGGGCTCGGATTTGCCCGTCCCGCAGTCGCGCGAGGAGGCGCAGCGCTTCATCCGCGAGATCGGCGAGTCCAACCGCCAGATCGCGCGGATCGAGGCCGACATGAACGACCAGATCGCGAACATGAAAGAGGGGGGCGAGCTGGCGGCGGCGCCGCTCTACGCCCGCGTGCAGAGCATGACCGAGGGGCTGCGCATCTGGTGCGACGCCAACCGCGACGCGCTCACCGATGGCGGCAAGCGCAAGTTCGCCGACCTCGGCACCGGCAGGATCGAATGGCGCCTCGCGCCGCCGAAGGTGTGGATCAAGGGCGTCGACGCCGCGCTCGCCGCGATCAAGACGCTCGGACTCTCCCAGTTCCTGCGCGCCAAGGAGAAGATCGACAAGGAGGCCATGCTGCGCGAGCCCGAACGGGCGCGGCTGGTCCCCGGCGTCACCATCGGCTCGGCGGGCGAGAATTTCGCCGTGGAGCCGTTCGAGGCTGAACTTGAGGGGGCGAAGTCATGAATATCCAGACCGCCCTGCGGTTTGCGACCGCGCTCTACATCGTCTCCGACAGCACGCAGATCAGCTACCGCGTGACGCTGAACACCATCTTCCCGTTCTGCCCTGCGCTCAACAAGCCGCTCGATCACGTCCTCAGGGAATTCCTCGATCCGGCGAGCCTGCGCCAGCTGTACGAGGACGCCACCGACTGGCGCCCGATGACGGACGGCGAGGTCGAGGACTACGACCGCTGCGCGGACGAGGGAGACGCCCTGTGCTCGAACTGATGCAACTCGCGAGCGGGGAGACATCCCCGCCCGTTTCGCCCCGCGATGTCGTGATCATCGACTTCCAGGGCGCCCGCTACCGGGGAACGGTGCGCGCCGAGCGCGCCGGCCATCTGCTTGTCGACGTCGAGACGGAGGGCGGGCCGGTGCTCGCGCTGGTCTATCCCGACGCCATCCTCGACATCATCGGGAGAGTCTCATGAAGGCGATTCAAAAGGAAATCACGCTCGAACCGCGCGAATACACCGCCAGTCCGCGCCCGAAGCCGCCGCGTTACGACCGTGCGAAAATCCTCCGCCGGGCCCACGCGCTCGCGCGTAAAAGCCGGGAGGAAGCGGCGCGTAAAACCTACGACCTGGAGGCGCGCGTGGTCGGCGTCCGCATCATTCACGCCCGGACTTTCGCGGCCGTGCTGGCGGCGACGCCGTGCGACTTCGGGGCCGCGATGAAGGCGGCCTGGGCGGAGGCGAAAGGCGTCCAGGCGCCGTCGTGCAAGTCCGCGCCGTCCGCGGCGCTGGTGTTGGCCGGCTCCAATGTCGTCGCTTTCGACTTCTCCCGCGCCGCGCGCGCGGTGCTGACCGCCGCGCATCGCGTCGCCGAGCTGATCGGGAGGGCCGCATGAAAATCGCCGTGCTGCTCACCCTCCGATGGGTCGCCCTGTTCGCCGCGGGCATGTTCGCCGCGCTCTGCTGGTGGATCGCCCTGACCTCCGCCCTGGCTGTCGCCGTTGTCGCGCAGGGCCTCACGCTCGCGTGCGTCGCCCGGGCGCTCGAAGACGAAGTCGAAGACGCGCTCAACCGCGCCAGGAGGGCGTCATGAAACACGCCCTGGGCCTCATCAGCCTCTGCATCTGGACGCTGATCTGGGCGGCGTTCTCCGGCGCCGCGCTGATGCAAAGCGAATGGGGGGCGGCCGCCGCCTGCCTGGTCCTGGCGGTCCTGTTCCTCGCGCTGGCGCTCGAACGTGTCGAGCGCAACGCCTTCGCGGCGCACGACGACGCCGTGTTCCGCGCGTTCACGGGAGGCCGGCGTGGCTGAGCGGCGGGTGTTCAAGCCGGAAAACGGCGCGGTGGCGCGCGCCTTCGAAAAGGCCTGGTGCGAGTCCTGCTCGCGCCATGGCGGCCCGCAAGACGAGCGTGGTTGCGCGATTCTGCTGGGATCGGCGCTCCACGACGCCGACCATCCGGAATATCCGGACGCGCTCGTGATCGGCGACGACGGGCCGGAATGCGCGGCTTTCCGGGCCGCGCCGTTTCCGCCCGACGCGCCTGAAAATCCCGACTATGCGCGGGGCTTTCTCGACGCGGTGAGCGGCGAGGTTCTGCCGCTCGACGTCGGGTTTTATTACTGCTGCGGCTTCAGCGCCGGCGGTGGCGCGCGGCGGCGTGGGCGTGCTGGCGGGGCCTCGCTCATGAGCCCGCGCCAGAAGATCACACCCTCGCAGACCCGCGCCATCCATGCGCTGCGCCGCGCGTCGGGCATGACGGACGGCGACTACCGCGCCCACCTTGAAGCCCGCTTCAAGGTGGTTTCAAGCCGCGAGCTTTCCGAGGATGAGGCCGGCGCGCTGCTCGACGATCTGCGCGCCGCCGCCGGGCAGCCCAAGCCCGCTTTCAACAGCAAGCGCGCATCGGGCAAGTTCGCCCCGGTGCTGCAAGCGCTTTGGCTGGCGGCCTACAATCTCGGCATCGTCGAGGACAGCCGCGATTCCGCGCTGCTCGCCTTCGTGAAGCGCCAGTGCAAGGTCGATCACGACCGGTTCTTGCAGGACGGCGAGGCCGCGCGCCCCGCGATCGAGGCGCTGAAGGCGATGATCGCGCGGGAAGCCGGAGTGGGATTCGTCAGCCGCGCCAGCGAGAACAAGCGCGCCATTGTCCACGCCATCTCCTTCCGGATCGCCACGGCCGGGCTCACCGGCTTCAACGTCCACGACTTCTGCATGCTCGAAGGTTTCCCGCGCATCTCCGAATGCAACGACCGCCAGCTCGACCGCCTCGCCGCGAAAATGGGCGCGGTGCTGCGCCGGCGGAAGGGGCTGTGACCATGCCCGCATTCGCCAGCGCCGATCAGATCGCCCGCGCCGTGGTGGCGGCGTCGCGGCTGGTCGGCGCCGATCCGCTGGCGCTTTACGAGCCGCCCGCGCGCAAGCCCAGCCCGACCTCGCGCATGCGCTGGCTCGCCTTCGCCGGGCTGAGCGTGGTGGTCCCCGAAAGCGACCCGCGCGCGCTGGCGCGTTGCCTCGGGATCGTTTCGCCGCAGAAGGCGAAAAGCAATTTCCAACTCACCGTCGCCAACGCCTGGTGGCGAGAGGAATGGGTGGACGAAGTCGTGGGCGCCATTGTGGCGCCGGAATTCGAGGACGCGCCGCCGCGCTTGCCCGCGCCCGCGTCGTTCAAATACCGGCCGCCGGAAAAGCCGCGCCGCACCAACGCCACGCTGCCCATGGGCGAACCGTCGGCCGGGCGCTCCGCGCTGGATGAGCGGCGCCGCACGGGCGACGCGCCGTCCCCGTCGCCGAGGACGGACCTGCGGCGGGTCGAGGCGCGCGCCACGCTCTCGCGCAATGGCGTGACCCTGCCGCGCCTCGCCTGTCTCGAAAAGGAGGTCTGACGTGAGCCATGCCCTGCGCGAACGGATCGAAGAGCTGGAGGAGGAGAACCGCCAGCTGCGCGCGCAACTCATTCCGCCGCTGACCTTCCCGCGAAGGCTCGGCCTGACCCGGACGCAATCCGACATCCTCCGCTTCATTTGCGCGCGCAATTGCGAGTCAGTCAGCCGCAGGCGGCTCTACGACGCCCTCTACGGGATGCGCGACAATCCTCCGCAGGAAAAGACGCTCGACGTCCTCATCTACAAGCTGCGTGGAAAACTGGCGCCGCATGGCGTCTCCATCCGGAGCAAGCACGGGGAGGGCTGGACCATCGCGCCCGAAAGTCTCGCCGTGCTGCGCGCGATCATCGAAGGGAAGTGATCATGACCGCTCTCGCCGATCTCGACCGCGACGAACTGCTGGCGCTGGCGCGGCGGTTCTGCCCGCTGGACGGCGCGGCGCTGCTCCAGGCGCGGGTGGAGGCGGCGCGGGCGCGCGAGGGGGCGAGCCATGCCGACTGGAAGCGGGCCTCGAACGCCTCGATCGCGGACGCCCGCGCGGTGAAGGCGCGGATCGACGCCGGGCGCTTCGACGACGCCACCACCAATCTCATGCGGATTTCCAAGGCGTCCACGCTCAAGTCTTTGGAGCTTTGGCGGGCCTATCAGGCGGCTTTCCGCCGCCGCGAGGCGCTGGAGCGCGAGGCGGCGAGGGCCGGCGCCCTTCGCGGAAAGGACCCAGCATCATGAACGGTTTGACGAAACTTTTCAAACAGCCTAGCTTTCCCCGGTCCGGTCTCGCCGTGGAAAGCAGGCCGGGCATCAACCACCGTAAGCGGCTACGCCCCGAAATCGCGTCTCTCGACGTGCATCCGGGAGCCGCTCGCGTATGTCCAGGGCTGCGGCCTAAAGGCGTGCGGGCATCGGCTTACGGCGGTGTTTCCAACTCCCGGGTCCGTTGGGGCCAGGAAGGTGTTTGTCGTGTTTTCATTCGATCCATTGTCCATGTCCGCTCCGTCGAAGTGTCCCTTGCTGGCGCTGAAGCCCAGCAAGGCGGAGTTCGAGGCGTGGTGCGCCACCCAGCGCAATCTGACCTCCGCCAGCGAGCGCACGGCCCGGC